TCGAATGAGTGAACTATATGCCGACATTGAATTGATGTTGGAACAGGGTAATTCTCCCTTTATTATCTCAGAATACCTAGAAGTTCCGGTAACATGGGTATACGAGGTTTCGGAATCGTCCGAAGAGGAATTGAGTCCTTTCGTAACCGTCAATTCGTAAAGTTGACAACAAATCTGTATAGTGATATACTATAATGCAAACACTATCTAAACGGGATTAAAACAATGACTTTTAAATACGCTAAATGGAAACCAAACACATCACTTGTTCCTCCGGAGGACAAGCCAGTGGATCCTTGTGCTCTTATTCCTGAAGAGGAATCATTTGTCATGCTCAATAAATTGAACATGGATATGATTGATAGGCGTAAAGATGATATTGATGCATCATATAAAGTACATGCTGAAGAGGCAAAATTAAACAAGGCTGATCCCTTATTCATGCCGGAATGCATTAGGGCTACATTAGGTCAATGTGGCATCAAGATTAATCTACAACGACAACAAGAAGAGGATCATCAAATTCGAATAATGGCTACATGGGATTTTCGTAGACTAACTACTGCCCGAGGTGCATGGGATCCAGTACATCAAGCATATGGTATTACTGAGGGTCAACAGAGACTTTCGGCTTTGCGTAACAAAATTATGCGTGGCGACTTGAAGGAATACGGTTGGGATATCAATAATTGGGAAGATTTTCCTATCTGGTTAGAAACTGTCAAACTTGAAGAAGTAAATGGTATTGTAGACTACGGACCAGAATGTAAAACTTATATACAAGAGAATAGCGAAAAGTTACCTATGTCGCATGCCGACAAGTTCAAGGCTGAACGTATGGGTAAAGACAAGTATTCTCCTAAGAAAAAGACTTACCCAGAATTTGAACAAGCCTCTAAGGTTTACAAACTTATGGAAGAGTTTGGTATTACTGCTCATAACAAAGAGAGTGAATATGCAAATTTTGCAGGTTCTTGTACTCAGATAAAGTTCCTACGAAATGATAGGAGTAAGAAAACCTCACTACCGCTCAATGATCTTAGAAAAGTTTTTCAATTACATGACAACAATTCACGGCATGAGCCATTAATTTCTATTGAATTTTTACCAATGTTGACATTTGTAAAAATGGCCAATGTTGATGAGGGTGATGATGCTAAGGTGAAAGAATTTGACAAAGTTTTACGGTACATGAATGCTATTGTACACGAGAGTTTTGATGGTTGGCAAACTTATATGAACTTTGCTGAAAAAATATGGGGATTGCGAGCTCCTGGTCAAGGGTCGCCTCATAAAAATTGGTCTCTCGTTTTCTTATTGCAATTAGTACAAAAAGCAGGTTATACTTATCCTGACATAGATCAGTCAGTATATACTATGTTTGATAATCCCGCCGGATGGTCTAAGATGACAATTGCAGAAAGATCAAGGGTAAAATAATGAACGTGGTACAAGATATCTTTTATATCGGTTGGTATCATGATATGCTCAAGGCAGGTAAAACTCATGAGTTGAACGAACGCTGGGGAGGGAGTCAGTATAATACCGGAGGTACAAAAATGCTACCCAGTTATGCCTACTTCGCTGTACCTTCTGTCAATACATCTATTGATAAGTTAGAAACTTTGTACGGGATGGATTTTTTTCGTTTTTTAAAAAGCTCACCAAAAAACTTTAAGAAAAAGTTAGAATTCATTGATCCTCGACACACACATATTACTGCTGAAACCATTAAAGAAAAAATGGAACATCGGATGCGTAAACATAATATTAAGGTTATGAGGCTTAAGCAGGAATTCATTTGTCTTATACCATATAACCCTAACTTTTCTAGAGAAGTTAGAGAAGACTATTTGCATTTTTGTGAACCGGTACGCTGAACCAAAATATTTGACTTATTCTAAATATACGTATATAATAGACACATATCAACACATACCTAATTTCAAAAAATGAACTACGCCCTCATCGATACTGCAAATACGTTTTTCCGCGCAAGGCACGTTGCGTCACGCAACAGCACAGCAGAGGAGAAAATAGGCATGGCACTCCATCTCACACTTGCAAGCGTGAACCAAGCAGTCAAACGTTATGGCATTGACCACGTAGTGTTCTGCTTGGAGGGAAGGTCGTTTCGTAAGGACCTTTATGCTCCTTATAAGAAAAACCGCATCGTTGATACACAGTCAGTTACGGAAGAAGAAGCAGAAGAATCTCGGATGTTTTGGGAAACGTATGAGAAGTTTACTACGTACATTAAAGAGAAGACCAACGTAAGTGTCCTGCGTCACGAACGTGCCGAAGCAGATGACCTCATCGCCCGCTTTATCGCATTGCACCCATCCGACACACACTATATCCTGTCAACGGATGGGGATTACCAACAGTTAATTAGTGAAAACGTGGTGCAGTTCAACGGGGTGACTAATGAACTAATTACACTAAAGGGATTTTTTAAAGAAAATGGTAAGCCTGTCATTGATAAGAAAACTAAAGAGCCTAAATTGTTAGAAGATCCCGAGTACGGATTATTTAAAAAAATTTGCAGGGGAGATGCAGGAGACAACGTATTCAGTGCTTATCCTGGCGTTAGAGAAAAAGGCACAAAGAATAAAGTAGGTATACGTGAAGCATTCGAGGACCGTCACAAGATGGGTTTCAATTTTAACAATTTTATGCTCCAGCGTTATACAACCCATGAGGGTGTTGAGGTACGAGTTAAGGATGCGTTTGAGAGAAATCGTACCCTGATCGATCTGACTGCACAACCTCAAGAAATTAAGGATGCTGTGGATCAACGTATTCGTGAAAGTGTTCGAACAACTACTACTCCACAGGTGGGGGTACACTTCATGCGCTTCTGTGGGACCTACGATTTGCAAAAACTCAGTCAAAATGCCGAAACGTATGCAAAATGGTTGAATGCACCTTATACAGGAGTAATAGCATGAACAAACGATTTGAAGACTTGATGTATCATGCAGGACTTACTGCACAGGGGTGCTGGGATGAATTAGGCACCTACGAACAAGAAGCTATTGAAAAGTTTGCTAAGTTGATTGTTAAGGATTGCATGGAATTAAATAAACAGGAATTATCGTTTAATGCGTTTGAACGAATGCAGAATTTATATACAGAACATTTTGGAGTTGAAGAATGACAGCAACTTACTCTTTCCCTAGTAAAATAATTAAAACGATTCGCAAGGATGACCCTGATTTTCACATAGACAATGGACTAGTTATGGCTCCACGTGCTGGGTTTGAAATTAGTAACAGATGCCCTAGTCAATATAAATTAATGATTACAGAAGCTATTAAAAATGGTTGGCTACAACCAATAGCATACATGAAAGATTCTGAATATATGTGGGAAAAATTGAAAGACTAATATGAACGATAAAAACATTCGCATTGATTTAGGTGGTATTACATCGGTGCTTGACAAAGAGCAATTTGAATTATTGATTGATGCCATGATAGAAAAATACGTTGAGTTATATGGACTAGATAACTTCACACATGATGAACCAATCAAGCCTGACTATGAATGTGAAAACATTACTGAGGCTAGTGCTTATCTTAAGAAATTTCGACTAAAATGAAAAAGGTATATTATGAAAAAAGAGGTCGTAGATATTATCCTGTTGCTGAGTATGATAGTACTCTTTTGGACAGTTTCCCTAAAGGCAATCACTTGGTCATGTGCTACCCTGGGGGAACCAGCCGTAGGTTTAACATTGAACCGAACTATGCCGCGTTGATTGCCGCAGGTCGTGTAGCAGAAGATTCTATTAGCAAGGCTGTGGTTAAGGCTAGTGAAATGCGCCCACACAAAACGCCTATTACAGAAAAGCAACGTAAAGCATGGGACAATCTAGCAAAAGCATTTGGGGATGAACGTTACTATATTGAAATTCCTAGTGCTAGAGAAATTGCCGAAGCAGGTGTAAAGGCAATGACATTGGAGGCAGATAAAATGCTATCTGTACCTAGTGTTCGTAATGCATACGAACATTTTATATTTTTATGCGAATTAACAAAAGGATCAAAATGAATCTAATAGCGAAGCCAATAATAAAAAATCAATACTGGGTCGTAACTGACGGAGAGAAAAAAGTGGGCAATGTCACTTCTGAGGGAAACGGCTTTGATGTAAAAATCGGGAATAACATCGAACATTACACTACTACTAAAGCTATTCAAAAGACAAAAAACATTGAATTTACCAAGATTGAAAAGGCTAAGACTTCTGTACCTCCTTTTGCTGTATTCCCAACTAGTAGGACTACTATCTATAACAGCGTTTTAGATGTAAAGAAAAAACTACATTTATACACTACTACACCTAAAAGTAAGTGTTATTATGCGGCAGGATGGTTTGCTATCAAACAGGGACATGAATTTACGACTATTTTTTGCCCAAAGTATATTTTTATTCAAAGATATGTCTATACGGGACCTTTTAAGACAGAGAAAGAGGCAAATAGTAGCATAAATAGAGTATGACCAATATAAAGAAGTTTATTGATAAGATTGTAACCGCTGAAGGCCGTCAGGCCCGTGAAGTGATTATGACCCTCAATGATGCCAAAGATTTACGTGATGAGCTTCTAAAGATATTGTTAGACCAACGTGAAAACGTTAAAGAACCCGAAACAATTCAAGTTGTAATGTCGGGAGGAAAATGGTAAACTAATGAGCAGAACACAACCTAAAGTCATACTAGAGATAGTAGATAAAACAAGTTACAAATGTGACCAAATCGTTGAAGCTGCCGGAATCTGGGCAGTATTTTATGACGGACAGCCCATTAATTTAAAAAGCCAACACTACCTAGATAGTGAAGCCGTGCCTAAATACAAGAAGACCAGTTTCAGTAATCCTGGTCATGCAAGAAACCTGTGTCGTAAACTCAACGCACAATTTAAAAGTGATAAATTTAGTGTCGTGTTTATGAACAACGGCAACAAAGTTTATCCCGATGAGTAAACCATCCGTCAAGGAATTAATAACCGAGGCTGTAGTAGGTCAGATGCCAGAAGGCTGGACCGACTGGACTATAGAAACAGCAATGAAAAAATGGTGGCAGACTGGATTGCGTGGTGATAGTCTTCGCCTAACTGAAACTGGAGACATGGCTTTCCGATTAGGTGAAATAGAATTTTATCAATATGATTTCACCGCTAAGATAGAAGGTAGCTATCACAATTACATTCTGGAACTAAGTAGGAAAATAAAATGCCCCTATTATCTTGGGGTAAGTAAGAATGAAGGTAAGAAGAATCAACCATACATTCGACTTTATGACAGCAAAATTGCAATCATGGTGTCCTTGTATGGAAATATTGATTCTTATTTAAAATCACTAAAGGTAAGATAATGACAGAAAAGAAAAGCCCAAATCCATTCATCAATATGGCACGTGAAGCAAAAGCACGTGATACAAAGATTACACTTGAAAAAGCCGCACAAATACACAAAATAAAAGCACCCAAACCAAGTAAAGGCTTTGGTGGCGCACCAGTTAGAAAAACTGGGCGTGGTGGTTAAATAACTGTCAACGGAAACGTCCTCTGAGGCGTTATATATATGTAGACACAAAAATGTTGTTCTACTTTCATTAACATATAAAGGAAACTAAATGAAAACATTAGCAATCGCCCTTATCGCAACTTTGTCAGTAGCAACAGCAATGGCTCAGACCCCAGCTCCAGCTACAAAGCCAGCAACCGCAACAACTGCTCCGGCAGCAACAGCACCGGCTGCACCTGCTAAAGCAGAAGCACCAAAGACTGAAATGAAGTTGGCTAAGAAGAAAGAAGATAAAGAAGCAGAAGCAAAGGCTAAGAAAGACGCCACTAAAAGCCCTGCTCCCGCCAAAGCAGAAGCGGCTCCAGCAACAACTGCTCCTAAAGCAGACGCCAAGCCAGCTAAGTGATTTAGAGGATGACGATAACTACAATATAGTTGAGTTAGACTTACAGCGTAGTTATAGTCGTCCAAGAGTAGTTAGTTCTAATCTTTGGGATGACGACACGGAATTACCCGATCATATTCTAAAAAGATTAGAACAGATTAGAGACCAAGCTCTACAAAAATATAGAGAAGTTATGTTATAATTACTCTACAAGTGATAAATACTTGTGAAGTTAGGAGTTCTTCATAAAAACTCAATTTTTAAACACACTTACACAGGAGAAAATTATGTTTAACACAGCAACTTACGCCGTTATCGATGGCGTTTCAGACTTCAAAAAGAAATTCGTAGAACAAACTGTTCAACACGAAGGCATCAAAACAGCATTGAATACTTTTATTGATGCACAAACAAAATATACTAAATCAGCCGCAGATGCAGGAATGCAATCAATGATGGCTTTGGGTATGATTTTCACAAGCAAAGATTTCTACACAGAAATGGGC